CTGTGGCAGCAGCACTGCTACTAAATCCTCCTGTACCAGCAGTCATCATGGTCATAGTTCCTGTAATACTTCTTCTATATCTGGATCTATTTCTAGATCGGGCAACATTCCTACTGGATATTTATTCAAGTAAAGCAGTAATGTTTTCAAAATACTCCAATACTCTCGTTCCATTTTATAGAACAAGAGAGGTGTTGTTGCTTCACCAAAAACATTATAAAGTATGATGAGATGATTTATAATCAAGTGAGTCCTTAATTGACTCCCACGAACATAACGCTTCAAGAGTCTTTTCAGATACTTGAAGCGTTTCATGTCTTCATCAAAATCATCGCGAGTTACGCAATGAGGGTTTTCATAATGCTTAATGGCGAACAGAATGTAAGTAGATTCATTCAGTTCGTCAAATTTCATTAGCTACCAAATGTCAATGTTGCTACGGCAGAGATTACTTCAGGAGCACCGTTGTTGGAGTTGACCTTAACACGATACTGGTTGCCATCGTTTGCTGCAGTCTGACCTGTGAGTGCCAGGTTGGTGTTGGTTGCACCAGAGATATTCGCAAAACGACCAGTCGAGGTGAGTCTCTTCTGCCATTGGAAGGTTGCTGTACCAGAGTTGGTAACAGACGCGACAACAGCGAAGGTTGCTGCACCAGAAGAAGTGGTCTTGTCGGTGTTGTTGGTGCTGAGTGTGATGGTATTCGCTGCATCTGCTGCAATGGTGTCATCACTCAGGGTCTCATCAGAGTTAGCCTCAGGATTAGTCAGAGACATCAGATGCTCTGCTCTATGACGAGTTGCACCAGATACATCAGTGTAAGTGTGATATGCCCACCAACCAGGTGCTGTGATACCACGACCTCTGTTTGCTGCTAATGCTGCTTCTGTTTCGTCACAAAAGACGATTGTTTTTGTTACAGACCCACCGCTGTTACCAATAGTAAGACCGACAGCGGTCTGGTTAGCAGTGGAGTCAACTCTTCCGTATAAAGACATTGTTTCTCCGACGTTGTATTCCGTGTACTTATTTATAAAAAAAGGGGCTTTCGCCCCTCTAAGTTATTCTCCCTCTCTAGTGACAAGTGCTGCCTTCACGGCTTCAAGCAGTTTATCATCAGCAGTTGTCTTTGTAAGTTTGACTGCTTTCTCTAAAACGAGGATACAGATATCGATCAGTTTTTCACCGAGTTCTGCATCGTCAGGAATTTTAGAGACTGCATCTGCTACAACTTTTTTAGCAAGGGGAAGTAAAAATGCCAACATGATTAGTTACCAAAAACGGGTCTAATCTATATAGCATCAATCCCAAACAGATCTGTTACCACGTTTGTGCTTTTTCTCATAAGCATCATAACCCTTCTGACGCTCAGCTTCCTTTTTAGTAGGACCGCGCTTCATAAGTCTTTCATTATGCTTAGTAGTTCTACGATTATGTTGCTGTAGCTCAGTCTCCTTAGCACCTTTCACCTTCTTACCAGTGCGCTTAGCACCAGGGAATCTCATTTTGTGTTGCTTATACTCAGGAGTCTTTTTGATATCAGCTTTTCTGCCAGTATCTTTCTCGTACTTATCAAGAACCTTTTGACGTTTCTTGACTTTGCTCAAAGACTTCTGTGCATCTTCTGCTCTACCTTCGTTGAACTGCCCAAAGGTCAAGAACGAGGTTTCAGTTTCTGCGACTTCTTCTGTGCTTTCTTCTGAAACTTCTTCTTGACTGACATAGGCTTGTTCCTCCATAGAGTTTGTTTTGGTTTCAATAGATCTTTGTGCAGGTGTTTTTTCTTTTTTATCACACATACACTCGCCAGCAGGTTTGCCGCAAGATCCAGTTTTTTTACCCTCAGACATTTCAGTATCAGGGCAAGGTTTCATACCATGCATGGGGCACTTCATGCCTTTCTTGGTATGATTACACTCTTGCTTTTCTGTAATCTCTGATTGCTTAGGGTTGATTTTTACTTTAGTTTTCTTTTCAGATAGTTGTTTAAAACTCAGCATATCAACCCCCGTAGTTGTCGCGTGCTTTGATGTCTGCCATCTTGCTAAAACGCTCACGCTCCTTTTGAGAAGAGATCGCACTTACAATCTTATTAGACTTGTTCAATGCATCTTCTTTCTTCTTACCTTTGGAAGCAAGTCCTGTGCGAGCAAGGTTGCCTGCACGACGATACATTTTGTTCTCCTTAGAACGATCAATCTCCTTGTAACCTTCTTCGATTACACTTTCAATCTCTTGAATAGAGAAGAGACCAGACTCATAGAGATGAGCAATCTTATCATAATCTTCGCCAAGACGCGAAGCAAGTTTACCACTACCACTAGATACTGCACGAGCAGTCTTGCCAACTGCTTTCTTCAGACCTTTACCAACTGCACCTGCCACTCTTCTGAGAAGACCAGGACCTTTTTTCTTAGACTTAAGACGCTCTCTTGCTTCAGAACCTGCGTCTCTTTCCCCGCCACCACCAGAGGAAGAACTGCTGCTAGACGAAGTGCCTCTGGTTTTCGCCAACAATGCGTCTAACTTACCACCTGTACCGTCATCATCAGAAGACTTAGATGCTTCTTTCTTCTTCTCAGAAGGTTTAGAAAGTTCAGCACGCTTTGCTTTGATGCGGTTTGCTTGGAATGTTCCAACTGCCTTACCAGCGTTTGCTGCTGCAGACTTACCTACTGCCTTTACACCTTTCTTAACTGCTGCACCTGCTGCAGATGCACCTGCCTTGAGTTTAGAACCCGCCGCTTTAGCAGCAGACTTCATACGCTCAACACGGGAGGGACGATTTGCTTTTGCTGCTGCCTTAGAAGATTTAACAGCAGAGTCATAATACTTGTCACTTGCTTCGTCCAGAAGTTCTACTTCCTCAAGTGCCTCACAGATTCCAAGGAGATCTTCCTCGTCCTCAGCAAGTTCTTGAATCATTTCTACAAAGAAATCGACCAACTCCTCATCAGTTGCTTCATCGATTTCAACCATGTCAGCAATCTCTTCATCAGTGAAGTAGAATGCTTCTTTCTTCATCTTTTTCTTCTTACCATATCCCTCAAGCATCTCAGCATTCTTGTCGTAGTTATCGAAATGCTCGTGCTTCTCAGAGATCAGGATCTCAAGTTCTTCAACAGGAACGTTCTCAACGATATTTTCACCGTTAGTGATATCGTAATGAGTTACAGTGCCATCCTCCAGCATAGTGTGCTGCTCAGGAATGCAATCCCACTCTTCTGATTTGTAGTTGACCTTCTTAGCACAATCGTGCTTCTTACGCTTACCACCCATCTCATCCTTGCCAAGGCGTCCAGTGATAACATCACGTTTGGTTACCTTATCATAAGGAGGAGCATTGTTGGCAAGATTGCCATCATTCTTTTCCTGCACCTGCTTATAGGCGCTGGACATATCTGGTAGGTCGTTGAGATTCATCTTACTTAGTGTCCTTGTCCTTTTTATTTATCTTACGAATGAACTCACCTGGGGTAAGTTTTCTCATGTATCTATCAAGTTCCTTTGTACCTACTTCACCAGCAGGTGTGTAGTCAAAACCAAAGACTGAATTTTTTTCTACCAGGTCTTTCAACCAAGAGCGAAAAATATGATCAGACTCATTAACGTAGATGACATAATTGCTGCCACGACTAACGACTTTACCAATGATCCCTGTGTTAACATTTTCGACAAAAGTTCCTACTTTAAACAACCCGCCATCGAAGTATGCTTCGCGTAAACCCTGAGGATCTAACTTAGGTGCAATGTCAAATACATCATAGGATGCTTCAGCAAAATCATCAAAAGATTCTTCTACTTGCATCGCTTGGCGTAGGAGCAAGTATAGCGTCTCTCTATCCTTTTTGCTTAAGGATTCGGGAATTCCTTTATCAAACGTATCAAAGTCATTTTCAACTGCTGCCTTACGCATCTTAGATGCAGACATTCCCTCTACACCTTCAGCATCAGGATCACGCTCACCTGCGCTTACTACTTTGATTTCGTCGAATGTGTATAAGTCTCCGTTGTATTTTTGTGCGAGTGAATTGAACTCAGATACCCTGTCACCTCCCACCACAATATTAACTGAACTATACCCGTCAGAATCGAGAGCGGTAAGAACATCAAAAATAGTACGCATGTCGGGATTATCAACAATCGCGTTCGCGTGATCTGGATACGCCATCCGCATATACTTAACTTTCGTTCCTGGGTCAAGGGGATTCTTCTTAGGATCCTCCGACCTTGAGGGGTATATTCGATACTCTCCTCCACTTGTTTTTGCCTCTTTTGCTACTTTGTCTAGAAGCTTTTCGTGACCAACAGTAGGTGGATTAAATCTTCCAAATGTAATAGATACTGAACCTTGATCGACCTTACCCGAGCCATCTCCAGTTTCTTCTTCTCCATTTCTTTGAGTAGGCGCTTCAGGGTTATTGGGATCTACACGTACAAGTTTTCCGTCCTTAGACATATGGGTTACATTCCCCGAAGGGTCTGCATATCTACCGTAACCAATATGCTTAAGTTTTAATTTTTCTGCAGACTTCGCTGCGAAGGATCTCTCGGCTTCAGTTAGGAAAGCACTGAACTTTTTCATTCTACCAATTCTTACTAAGATTAAAGTTTGCTTTACTAAAGGTCAATCGATCTACGAGTTTGTAAGGATTGGTTGAAACTGTAACAAACCCCTCGTGACGAGTAGGTTCTCCATCGATGTAACATTCAACATTTCCATTTACAACAATCGCATCGAGTAGACGCTGTTTCAGTTGGAAGAGTTTGTGCCACACCTTGAAGGTAGTCACATTGACTTCTCCCTTATATTTAGCATCCAAGATATTATGCATAAAATCAGCACTGGGAATTTGTCCCATACGAATAAACTTATTCACCAATTGCCTGCAATATGAACGAGCATACTTGTCATTTGACACTTTACAGAATGGAAGCAAAGCAACAATCTCAGCAGCATCTTTCAGAAGATTGGGACGCTTGATTTCAGCATCCATCGTATCGATGAAGCGACAATAGTTTGTAGATTCTAGAGTAACACCAATCTTTGCTTCTGCATCAGGAGAAACCTCAGTGTAAGAAGTGTGAGGTGCTAAAATAATTTGTTGAGTAATCGTATTGGCAAACCGATACTCCAAAGTATTAGGGCGATAAACAGAACCGCCACCGACCCCGATCCAATCAGCTTGGACAATACCACTGATATGAGGAAGATAACGCAGACATAGACGAAGGATATCCGCAACATGCCCTTGATGATTCTTCGCAATGTCATCGTAAGTGTAATTAATTTTGACTTGACGTTTGTTGAACACAGACTTGGTGCCAACAAAGAACATGCCATTGGCAGGATTCGTGCCAAACACAATAGCAGGAGCACCGTCCCACTTTGTGCTGACCTGCTTAACAGTCAGTGCTTCCTTCAAGGCACTCAGTGCTACACGACGACCATCAAAGATCGAATCTTCCAGGTGCTCAAGGTGTTTGTTTGGCATTCCGTCCGTGTCTATACCGTTATTATAGCACGTCAGAGTGGAGTCGCACATGATTTAGGACGGTTCTTAAGGTGTCACTCCATCTTCATATATGGAGCAGAATACTGAGACTGACTGGACGCATACAGAAACAAATCCTCCATGACCTGATCTCGTTTTCCGTTTGCCAAACCACTCACAATAGAAAGTAATTGTACAACTTGCAGTTTAGAATATCTCCACTTATTACTCTTGGATTTAATCATCAATAAATGGTCCTTTGTCTTGCCGCTCAATGCACCAAGTTCGATCATACCCTTCGCAATCTGAGTAGCAACAGCATCATCATTTCTCTTAGCATCTGCTGCTGCATTTGCTTTAACCTGTGTTACTCCATGATTTCTAAGAATTAGATTGATAGGACCATATGAAATCTTACCCTGGTTTGCAGATGCACCTTTAACTTCACCCTGCCAACCAGATAATGATGTCTCTCCACCAAAACTTCTGAACTGAATCTTTGCAGAACTACCACCGACCTTCACTTTCAAATATCCATCCATGGAATCAGGACTTAATTCAAACCCATCATACTTCACTTCTGGTTTACTTCCTGACTGATTCATTGCTTTGAGTCTTGCTCCAGATGTAATCTTCTTAAGAGATACACCAATTAGTGTACCATCTTCAAGTTCTCTTTGCATACAAGCATTCAATCCAAGAATGGTTTTTTCTTTTGCCAAGCAACCAATATCAAAATCATTGCGGATGAGATAGATATCAGCAGGAGACCACTTGTTCAAATCCATTCTCACACCCTCAAGTTTCTTAATTCTCTTGAAGTGTCCTTCAATTTGATTGACCATGGGTGAACCCCTATGAAAGGTGTAGTTCCCAGAACCATACTCCCGATACAGTCTCCTTCCACCTTCTAAGCAAGAGTTAATCCAATCGTCTGGCAAGTCATTGCACATTGCCTTGTAGTTTTCGTCAGTAAGTGTCTTGCTCTTTACTTTAGGATCATTAAAATTTTCGCATGTCACATCTTGATTGGTAATTCTACCATTGTTTTTCCAAGCAAGTGCAGCATACATGCACTGTGCAGACTCAGATAACTTAGTAAGTGCCGCACCAGCGCCAGATCCTCCACCACCTTTTCGTTTATAGATTAGACGGATCTTATACTTACCTTCACTGTCATCAATAGGAATCTCAGTTACAGCAAAAGAGGACTCGGACTTGACAACTGAAGTGTCAAACCGAACCCCCCTCTTCTTTAATTTTTCATGAATCTCACCTTGAATTTCTGCACGTTCTTTTGCCAAGACACGCATTTTTTGCATAGTCTTACTTTCTTGAACTTGTTCTACTTCAATACCCTCAAGAACTTCATTGAGGACCAAGAATACATTAGAAGGTGAGTTAGACATTACCCTTTTTGATTATTTATTATGTGAGACGAACTCTATAATCTTTCAGTTTTTGAATTAACTCTGGATGGTCAGACACACCGTTTACGATATGTTCTCTTGCTCTGGCGATGTCATAAGATGACATTGTTTCTAACGCTTTTATAAGATGATCGACTTCTTGTAGTGA